CATACTTACGATAGTATGGGTTCAATGTTTCCAACAAAAGAAATGGGTGGTGGTTCTGGATTGAAGTATGCAGCCTCATCTATTATATTCTTATCCAAGAAGAAAGAAAAAGATGGTACAGAAGTTATTGGTAATATTGTGCATTGTAAGAACCATAAATCAAGATTGACTATAGAGAACAAGATGGTTGATGTAAGATTATCTTATGAAAAAGGTCTTGACAAATACTATGGATTGTTAGATATTGCAGAGAAGTATAATATATTCAAGAAGGTATCAACACGATATGAATTACCAGACGGTTCTAAACAATATGGTAAATCTATTATGAGTGACCCAGAGAAATTCTTTACAGAAGATATTATGAAACAAATTGAAGAAGCTGTAGGTAAAGAATTTAAATATGGATAACTATATTCGTGTATACGAAAATGCATTTAGTGATGAACTCTGTGATAGATTAATTAATAAGTTTGAGTCCACACCAGAAGGTAATAGAGAAAGACACGATATGGGAGAGATGCATTTCTCTCAGGTTAACTTTAGAGCTTGTGGTTGGAAAGAAGAACAAGACGAACTTGTAAATATATTTTTATCACATACTAAAAAATACACAGCTGATGTAGGTGTTACTACAGAGTTTCCACAGAAATATGCGTTGGAAGATATTAGATTGAAAAAGTATTCACCAGATGGTTACGACCAGTTTGGGCCTCATGTTGATGTTGTAGATAAAAGTACAAGTACAAGGTTTCTAGTATTCTTTGTTTATTTAAATGACAATGTTAGTGGTGGTACACATTTTGATAGAATTAACTTGACAAGTCCTTGTAAAAAGGGTAGTATATTAATATTCCCACCATTGTGGACACATCTGCATTCTGGGTTAAAACCAATAGATAAACCAAAATATATAGTAGGGAGTTATTTACATTATGTTGCACACGATTAATAATTGTTGCTCTAAATCTTATCTAGACTCTTTGATGTTATTATCACAGAGAAGTGATAAGTGGAACTTTAGATATCCAGAGGGTAAACCATTTGAACAGAGGTTTGCAAAGATAAATCTAGTACCAGATAATCAAGACACATCTCTTTCTGGTATGGCTATGGGTTTATTGTTACAAATCTATGATGCTGGTGGATACAAATACTTCGAACCAGAGGTTAAGTTCTGTGGTATATCTGTCAAAGGTGTAGGTATAGATGACCCACACACAGACACTTGGGATAAAGATACAGTCAAAATTCTAGGATTGTTAAATAGTGATTGGAATAGTGAAACAATGGGTGGTGGATTTATGCACGACAATAAATTACACTTCCTAAAGCCTACAAGTTTCGTTATATTTGATTCGAATAAAGTACATTGTGCTCAAGATGTATTGACAGATAAGAAAAGATTCGCAATAGATTACGCAGTGAAAAAGATATGAGTATAAGAGATAAGTTTTCATATGTAACGACTAAAGAACAAGACCAGACTTTGATAGGTATTAGAGAAGGTAAGTTTGCTGGTGTGGTATATAAGTATGGTAAGGTGGGATTTGGAGATGAAAATCCAGATGGAACTAAACCACTTCAGTTTCAGTATGATATAGTAGATAATAACGGAATACAACGAGAACAATTTGGTGAAGATTTTTTCACCCTCATAGGAGATATCCTAGTAGAAGTAATAGAGGAACAAGCAAATAATGAACCAGTCGATAGAAAGAACAGCTCTAAGTAACTTAATCACAAATGAAGATTACGCAAGAAAAGTAATCCCATTTCTAAGAAGTAACTATTTTAAAGTAAGAGAAGAAAGAATTGTATTTGAAGAGATACAAAAGTTTGTCGACAAGTATAAAAAGATACCTACCAAAACTGCACTAGAAATAGAAGTAGATAATAGAAAAGATTTAAGTCAAGATGACCATAGTAAAATTGTAAAACTTATTACAAGTTTAAATTCTACAGATGTAGATTTAGAATGGCTACTTGAAACAACAGAAAAGTTTTGTAAAGACAAAGCTATATACAATGCGATTGTAGATGGTGTAGAGATTATCGAAGGTAAAGATAAGAAAAGAACACCAGATGCAATACCAGATATTCTTACAGAAGCACTTGGTGTTTCATTTGACAACAGTGTAGGACACGATTACCTAGCTGATGGTCAACAAAGATATGACTACTATCACAAAAAAGAGGAGAAGATACCGTTTGATTTAGAATTTTTTAACAAGATAACAAAAGGTGGGTTACCACCAAAGACACTAAACATTGCACTTGCTGGAACAGGTGTAGGTAAAAGTTTGTTTATGTGTCATGTAGCATCTAGTTGTCTTGCACAAGGAAAGAATGTATTATACATTACATTAGAAATGGCAGAGGAAAAGATTGCCGAAAGAATAGATGCAAATATGATGAATGTAGAAATTAAAAACTTGCCAGAATTATCTAAGATGATGTTTGACGATAAACTTACAGAGATTAGAAAAAAGACAAGTGGTAAACTAATAATTAAAGAATACCCAACTGCGTCTGCACATAGTGGACACTTTAGAGGGTTAATCAAAGAACTAGCTATTAAAAAGTCATTTAAACCAGACATTGTGTTTATTGACTATCTCAATATTTGTGCATCAAGTAGATTTAAAGGTGGTGCAAATATCAATTCATATACAATCATAAAGTCGATTGCAGAAGAGCTCAGAGGACTTGCAGTGGAAACAAATGTTCCATTCATGTCTGCAACCCAAACAACCAGAACAGGTTTTGTATCTAGTGATATAGGACTGGAAGATACTTCTGAAAGTTTTGGACTACCTGCTACAGCTGACCTTATGTTTGCACTCATATCCACAGAAGCATTAGAAGAAATAGGACAAATGCAAGTTAAACAGTTGAAGAACAGATATAACGACCCCAGCATGAACAAACGATTTGTTGTGGGAGTGGATAGAAGTAAGATGAGATTATATGATGTTGAATCACAAGCACAAATGGAGATAGTAGACAATGGTCAAAATAAACTTAATACAGAATTTGAGAAACCGTCTTTTGGGAAAAACACGAAAGACAAACAATATGAGAAATTTCAAGACTTCAAAGTCTAACTTTTATGTTAGCAAAGACGATAAAGACGTAGAAAGACCCTTTACGGTTGTAGAGTGTGCATCAAGAAGAGTTATAACTAGGTGTGAAACAAGAAACATTGCAGAAGGTATCGCAAAGTTTCAAAATAAGACACCGACATTCGGTAATGCTGGATTCCCTGACTTTTTAAAAGAATAAATAGTATAAAATACTTTGTACTAATGGGAGCTTGGAATGTCACTGAATAGGTATGTTCGTCAACTAAATCCAATCAATAATAATAAAATAAGAAATGTTCTTCAGTTTACAGAGGCATTTAATATACCTATTAAATCTGATGATGATATAAATTCGTTTGATACTAAGTTAGATAAATCACAATTAAAATCATTACTCAAGTATTTACAATCATTAAAAACAGATGATATACCCATAGCAGGTGGCCCTGCTGGTATAAAAGTTCGTAGTGCTCAAGATATTGACACTAAAATAAGAGATTGGGCAAAGGAGAACACACCAGACATAAAATTAAGTTTTGGACAGGGTTCTATTGGAAAAGGCGGTGGAGTAAAGATAAGTGAGTCCACACAAGAATTAATGGTTGCAGCCTTAGTGTTAAATAAAGTTATTTCTAAAAATATTGATGAAGTAGAAGCAGTAGAAATGATAGATGATGCAAAAAAAGTTTATAATAAAATAGAGGGTGCAACTGGAAGACCAGATTTAGTTGACCAGTTTACAGGCAACTTTAATGATTTAGCAACTGCAATATCTTCATCAAATTCAATATTAAAAGTTGTCAAAAACCCAGTAAAAGTATATTGGACTGGTAAAGGTTGGGGCCCAGACATTGCGAAGTTCAATCCACCAATAGGTGGTGTTAGAGATTACAATTCATCTGACATAGTGGTAAAAGACTCAAGTGGAAAGTTTTATGGGTTTTCACTAAAGAAAAAAGCAAAAGCAAAAGATGTTGACCCAACTTTGATTAACAAACCAATAACTGGTAATGTAGGATTACTAAAAGATATATTAGGTTCTAAAGATGTGGAAGCTATTGAAAAAAGTAAACAGTTGTTTTTTGATTATGTTGTATTCAAACATTATAAAAAGAATCCAAAAAAAATTGATGGTAAAGAAAAAAGTAAAATGATAGGTCAAATATCACAAAAACAAATGGGTGTTTATCTTAAAGACAGAAAAAATACTTTCTTTAGAAGGGTTGAACAAATACTAACAAAAAATGCTGAAGACTTTACAAAATCTTTTATTGAGTTATTGTTTAGAACAAAGATGAAAGGTATAGAGGAAAGTGGTGAGTTTGAGTTTTACCTTTTAACAGGTATAGGTAGGTTTGTTGGAGGTGAGATTGAAGTATCGGAAGCAGAAAATAAAAGTACACCACAAACAATAGCTGCACTAACTGATATATTTAATTCTAAACTAACAATGACAAAGACGCCTGGAAAACTTCAAGCATGGGAAAAGGGAGCAGGAGCTGCAAAAGTATTTTTCTCAATCTTTAGTGATGGTGCAAGAATAATAGATTTAGAAGTGAGATACAAAGGTAGTTACACTGCAAACCCACAGTTTCAAGCAGTTGCAACAGCAGACTTTAAAAGGATATTTAAGTAATGTTAAGATTTACAGAAGTTATAACCGAAAGTAAGGCTGGTAAGAACTTACATCTAGAACACATTGAAGATGAGATAATCAATTTTGGTGTTGATGGTGGTAGAGCTGCAATCAACTTTCTGCGTTCACTACGAGATATGTTAGCTGGTGGTGCAAGGTCTTCAGTTAGAATGACAGTCAAGTGGGACGGAGCTCCTGCAATCTTTACAGGTATTGACCCCTCAGATGGAAAGTTCTTTGTTGCAAAGAAATCAGTATTCAATATCAATCCAAAACTATA